GGGAACGTCGATATCTCGATTGACCCGGGTTCGCTGGTGCCACGCTCGAAGTCGATGCAGACGCAGACCATCATGGATGCGATCCAGATGGGGTTGATCGACATCACGAACACTCTCCAGAAGCAGCGGGCCTTGGAGGAGCTAGGCCTTCAGTCGTTCGATACCGAGATCGGCCCCGATCGACGTCGGGCACAGAAAGAGAATGCTCAGATGGACGATGGGGAGCAAGTCGAGATCAACCCGACTGACAACCACGAGGTTCATGTCTCTGAACACCTGGAGCGGATCAAGGACCCGGGGTTCGATTCTCTGCCGCCCCTGAGCCAGCAGGCCCACCAGATGCACCTCCAAGCAACGCAGCAGGCCCTGCAACAGGCGCAGGACGAGGACACTCACACTCAACTCGATCAGATGCGCTCCCAGGTCCAGATCGACGCCCAAGGAAAGGCGGCTGCGAGTGGGGTGGTTGCAGTTGACCTTCCGCCTGTACCCATGCCGAACCAGCAACCTCCACCACCAGAACAAGACCAAGGTCTTGAATCTCCGGCACCTCCGGCGCAGGCTATGCCTAGTAATGGGAGTCCAACGGTTCAGTAGCGAACCTGGCGCTACAGGGGCGCCATACTCACCCTGTCTGGGGTCCGTAGCCCCCCACACTGGCTACGCGGGGACGTGTTCCCCCACACCGAGCACGACCAAGGTATCGTTGTCTCATGGCTGATTCCGCACTGGCACAACAAATTGAGTCCACGACGACTCCAGAACAGGCCCCTGCGCCGTCCCAGACGCCCGCAGAGGTCTCTGCTGGAGACGAGCTAGGGGGAGACAAGGCCCCCCCGCAAGGCGGGGCTCCTACGTCACCTCAGGCGCAACCGGCTCAGGACCCAACGGTCCCTTGGGCAAAATTCCGAGAAGTCCAGACCGGTCATACCCAGCTGCGGCGGGAGTACGAGGCGGCCAAGCGGCAATATCAAGGCGAACTCTCCAAACTCCAGCAGCAGATTCAGGACTCGTCCCGGTTCAAGGACGATTACACGGCCCTGGAAGAACTCCTGAACAAGCATCCCGATATTGCTGAGATGCTCTATGATCGGGTTGGCAAGGTGGGTGGTGCAGCGAAGCCGCCTGCGATGGCGCTCTCGCCCGAGTTCCAGACTATGAGTAAGGACGTCCAGGAGGTGAAAGCTCTCCTGGCCCAACAGCGCCAGCAGCAGGCGCAGGCCGAGCAAACGGCGTCCGATACCCGGATTCACGAGCAGCTCGGCAAGCAGACCCGCGAGTTCCTGATCGCCAAGAACTACAACCCCGAGACCTTCGGGGACGATGCGCTCGCCTACATCCACCAGCGCCTGAACAAGATGGCCGATCCCCAGTGGGAGGACGTGCCGTTCATTCTCCAGGAGTGGTGGAAGCGGGAGGAGCAGAAGAAACAGCACTGGGTCAATGGCCTCCGTGACGGGAAGATTACCGATCAACGGTTGCCTTCGACCCCTGGCCCCACCCCGGGCGCCGTCGCTCCGAAAGCGGAGTCCGATGCGTTCGGAGATCGTACGCAAGCCGCGTTAGCCGAGGCCCTTCGGTCTCGGCTGGGATGGACTTGAGTGCGGGTGGGCAACAAATAGGAGTCGCCCGTGGCACAGCCACAAATTCTCGACAACATTTCCGAACTCTCTGCGCTCCTGAAGACCGTGTACGGTCCGGGAGTGGAGCAGCAGCAGAACCTGGCTGCCATGCTCTACAAGAAATTCGGGGATTCCAAGGTGACGTTCGGGGGCAACTCCTATGAGTTCCCCGCCCGCATGGAGAACACCCAGTCGATCGGTGCTCGTGGGTATCGCACCTCACTCCCCGAGCCGATCATCAACCTCGACGTGACAGCCCGGGTCCGTCAGAAGTTCATCTACGGGACCTTCGACATTGCTGGCCCGGACATCGAGAAGGGCAAGGGCAACGTCAACGCCTTCGTCAACACCCTCACGGACAAGATGAAGTCCCTGACCGAGATGGTGTTGAAGGACATGAACATGCAGACCTACCTGGACGGGACGGGGGTTCGGGCAACCATCACCGTGGTGGCTGGCACCACACTCACCGTCGACCAGATCAAGTACCTGCGCGTCGGCATGCACGTCAACGTGATCGGGGTCGACGGGGTCACTGTTCGAGGTGGCAACGGCGACTCGGATACCGGAGATGCCTCGGGCACGTACAACGCTCGGCGCTACACCGTGCTTACCATCACGCCGGGAGCTGCTCCCTCAGTGGTACTCGCAGCGGCCGGGGTGGCCATTGCCCCAACCGGGGCGATCGCCACAGACTTCATTGTCCGTCACAAGGCGGTAGGGGCCGAGTTGCTTGGCCTCGATGCCATCGTGGACGATGGGGTCACCAATCCGGGAGCCTTGATCGTCCAGGACATCGACCGTGCGGCCAACCCCAGGTGGAAGGCCAAAGTCATCGACACCGGCGGTGCGGACCTTTCTCTCCAGCTCATGCAGATCGCCATGGACAACGTGGAGATCGTTTCCGGGCGTCGGGTCGACATGTTGGTCGGCTCCTACAATGGCCGGGATCGCTATCTCCAGTTGCTGGTCCCTCAGAAGAGGTTCACAGACCTGAAACTCGATGGTGGCTTCACCACCCTGGAGTACAACGGCCGGGACTTCCTGGTCGATGTCGACTGCCAGGATGACACTGTCTACTTCCTCACCCGCGACTCGATCAAGAAGTTCGGCCTGTTCGACCTCCAGTTCGTCGAGCAGACGGGCGGCATCTTGAAGCATGACTCGCTGACAGCCGGGGACGTGTTCTACGGCTTCATGCGGTCGATCTGTAACTTTGGCGTGACCCAGGCAAACGCGAATGCGAAGATCGTGAGCCTCCCGGTGGACGCCAACTATCTGATCTACCAGTAACCTGAGTTCCCCGGGGTCTGTTGGCCCCGGGGGCTCTTCACGGAGAGACCATGACGTTCAAGAAGCACCTCGACGACATGCGCTGGCTTTTCGCAGAGCGCGGCCTTCAGCATGTGCATGCGTGGCTCTACCAGCTGGCCATCGCTACGGTGGCCGGCAACGTAACCGGCGCCAATGGCATTGGGGCTATCGACATGGATGCCGCTACGTCCCCGGGGTTGAGCGCCGCCCCCACGAACACGATCAAACCCTCCGGGCAACTCAATCTGGTCACGAGTACAAACATCGAATACGGCGCTGGTGCCGTGACGAAGACACCGCCCGGGAACTTCCGAGGCTAGGAGAAGATCATGGCAGTTACGGCATTGCAGTTTCTGAACGGCCCCCTGCGCTGGAAGATGTTCGAGAAGGGGTTGCAGGTCGAGTGGAATCGCCTGTACCAGCTTCTGACCTCGCAGGCGGGATCTGGCGTCACGGCTGGCACAACCGTACTGGCGACGCTCGATGTGACCGATGGGGCGGGAACAGGCTTCCAGAAAGATGCTGGAGTCACGGTGTCTGGGCCGTTTGCTACGACCGGGGCCGAGGCGACCGTGAAGGGGGAAAAGGTCGTGGAGTCCGATCCAGCGGGGCATTATGGGCCGACACCAGCACGTCGGAGCCAGGATCTTCCGATGGCAGGCTTCAAGACGGCCTGATTCATGATCCCGGTGCCTGATCGGGTCATTGTCACACAGCTCCAGCGGATCGACCCAGACCTCTCGGTAGGCTGGGTCGCGCCGCCTGGACGGTTTGCGGTGTTTCACGCCCTTCAGGTACCTGGGAACTACGACGAGACGGTCGATAAGGTGGCCACAGCTGTCCGGCAACAGGCGGCTCAGAATGGCTACAGTGTGGATCTCTGTGACTGCGCCATGGCGGCACGAGACGCGGTCCATGCGGCGAAGCTTGTCTGTTACGTGACTGAAGAGGATGGGACTTTCCGTCCTCTCGATGGGCGGTTGATCGAGAAGTTTGAGCGCATGGATTACTACCGCCGCAACTGGGGACTGCGAAACTGGCAGGCAGTTCTCAAGGCGAAGGCCGAATACCAACGTGCCAGCATCGAGCGGGACCGGGACGACGTGTGGGACACCATCCGCCGGGACCCCGTCTTCGCCAGGCAGGTGAGCGACACTTTGTGGGGCACGAAGACCCGCAGCATGAGCGTTCCCGAAGAGGTCTCTCATGGTGATTCTTAGCGTTGTGCCTACGGCGGTCCGTGCTCGTGTTCCTGGCCGCCCTCCGGCGATCCTTGGGAACGAGGAGAAGCGGTTCCCTGCGCCGAGCGTGTTCTTGATGATGGAGGTTCCGGTCACGGTGACCGATGTGCAGGGGGACACGATCCTGAAGAAGCACGGGCGGTTCGGGGTGGTGGCGCAGCAGCCTGA